GGATTGGCTTTACAGCGTCATCGAACCTATTGACCGCGCCTTGAGTTAGCGCGCATGGCCTCGATCAGCTTGTTTGCCTCGCCCTGAAGCCGACTCGATGCCGCACGAGCGGCCAACTTATTACCCGCCCATGCACCAGCGCCCGCGCCAGCACTCGCAGCAGCACCGCCGCTTATAGCGCCACCTAGGCCGCCACCAATCGACGCGCCGACCTTGCCGGCATGCTTCTCGATCAGGCTTCCCTTGCTCAGTCGTTGCGACTGAAGTCCAGCCCCCTCATACGAGTGAACGCCCGGCATGATCTGGCCGCCGTAGTTCAGCGTATGGAAACGCTCGACTTCATCAGGCGGGAAGGTTTGCAAAATCTTCTGCCCGACAACCGAGTTCAGCGTTTTATTCACGCTGTTCTGATTCCAGACGCCCGCCTTGCCCGCACCCTGCTCGTAGACCTCACGAGCCAACGCACCAGACATTTCGTTTTTCGCCGCTTGCGCTGCCTGCTGCAACTCTGGCGGGATCGGCGGCGCACCGTCAGGCGCACCAGCAACACGCCCTTTCGAGAGATCATCGAACGTGTTGTAAATATGGCGCCATTGATCGAGCGGCATATTGTTCAAACGATTCGGGATCTGCTCGACAGCCGCGCCGGTCTTCACCCCGTTCGCATCCGCATCGCCGAAAATCTGCTTGAACCCACGCGCGCCCGTGACGGTTTGCTGCGCCTGATGGATGGCGTCGCCTAGCTTGTAGGCATCGGAGCCGGCCGCCGCGGCAATGTCCTGATCGATAGCGCGATTGATTGCGCCGATCGTGCGGGCGTTGCTGTCGTTCCAGTCCGCGTTATTCGACTTGCGCACCGCATCCCATGCCGCCACGCTTCCCGGTGATGTGACTTCGCCCGTGATCGGATCGCGGAAGCCAGTGCCGCGCGCGAGATCCATCAATTGCGTGATGCCGGACACGACGCGACCGTTTCCGCCCCGCTCCGCCTCCGCCATGAACTGCGGATCGCGAAGCAACGCGTCGACGTGGCTCGTCTGAATCGGGTTATCGCCCGACTCCGCGCGAGCACGATCATAAATCTGCTGCTTCGCCTGCTGGAACCATTCGTTCAGGCCGCCTTCGCCGTGAACCGCGTCATTGATGACTTGGCCTCGTTGCTCGTTGTTCGTCAGGTTCGGGCTGGCGCCGGTCGCATCGATGCGCTGCTGCGCGTAGTTCGAAAGCGCCTGTTGCTCGCGCGCGATCTGACTCCGCAAGGCGATTTGCTCGGGCGTGTTATCCGAGCTGCGCGACAACGTATGTTCGCTTCGCAGCGTATCTTCGTTGCCGGTCACGACGCCCGTTCGTACCGCGTCGTTGTCCTCACCGAGAATTTCGTTCGCGATCCTCGCGCGCAATGCCTGCTCTGCTTCAGGAACGTCACCCGCGTTCTTCGCAACCTTCACTTGCGGGAATGCCGAGCTTCCGCCGCGTGCGGCTTCCTCGCCCGTCATCTGTCCTGCATACGGGTTCTGATTCGCTTCCGCGGCGCCGACGCCGCGCAGCGTTGCGCCCTGCGGCACAGAGCCAGGAGGCGAGCCAGGCGTAGGTCCGCCCGCGGGGCCACCAGAAGGCGCCGCGCCAGGTTGCCCGCCCATCGTCGGCTCTACGCGCTCAGCCGCCGCAGCAGGCTTGGCAGAAGATACGATGCCAGCTAGTCGATTAGCGCCAGCGGCCATACCAGCGCCTGCCACGCCACCAGCAACGCCGCCAAGCAAGCCCGCGCCCATCTGTGCTACCGGACCTGCGCCAGCCTCTTGAGCGCCCTGTGATGCGGCTCCAGCTCCAGCGCCCGCCGCAATCTGAGTAGCGGGAGCGGCAGCCATCTGCGCCGCAAGCGCCTGCGTCAGCGGATTCGTCGATGCGCTCGCCACCTTGCCAGCAACGCCAGCGCCGGTCGCCGCGCCAGCCATTGCCGATGCACCGGAGTTCACAACGCGCTCAAGTGCGTTCTTCGGTTCTGGCGTGATCGCATCGACGCCTGCACGAATCGTGTCGCCCGGATTGTGCAGATGTGCGCCAAACAGATTCGCCACAGCATTCAACGGAGCGCCGACGAGATCGACCGTATCCGCGAGGCCATGACCGGCAGCGCGAGCGGTAAGCCCTAGCTGGCGCCCAATCTCGCCACCGAGAGACTGCTTAGGAGCGGGCCCGCGCTCCGGGCCGGTCACAACGATATTCGGAGTTCCGTCGTCGTTGACACTCCGATCAGATTTGCTGGCAGTCGTCGGCGTCGCATCGAACTGATCTGCGAGCGACGTCGGCGCAGCCGTTTTTTCCGGCGCAGAAGCCGAAGCCGGCGCAGCCGAATCTGCGCCCTTCTTCGGAGCCGCACCGATTGCGTCGAAATCGTCGGCAAGACTCATTGAATAGCACCTATCCCTTCAAGTGTGCGGATCTTATTGCTGAACGCCTTCTGATCCGCTGGACTCATGCCTGCCTTGAACTTCGCGCGCTGCTGCGCATCCATTCCCTGGAACTGCCACACGCGAGGATCGGCCGCCTGGTTGAACTTCGAGAGCGCCGTTTGATAGCCCGCGACGTCGTTGCTCAGCTTGTACGGCTGAAGCAGTTGCTGCTGCGCAATCGCCATCTTCTGCGCGCCGATAACCTGATCGGCCGCATCCTTGATCGCCTCAGCCGTCATCGTGCCGTGCGGATTCGCCGCGGTCGCCAGAGCACCGGCCGCATCAGTTCCGCCCGCACCTTGACGCGACGTGAGCGACAGACGCGCCATGTTCTTTTGCAGCAGGTCCGTCGCCGTCGAAATATCGGTCTGACCGCCCTGCCCAAAGATCGAGAGGATGCCATTCACCGCCGCGAGTTTGTCGCTCTGCTTGCCGGTGAGAGCCTTATCTGCATACGCCTTGATGTTCTGCGCAATGCCGATGTTGGTCTGAGCGTTGTTCGCATCGTTGCTCAGAGCCTTCCAGTGCGTGTTCACGGTATCGACGTTGCCATCGTTAGACCCCTGCTCGCCCATTCCAGGGCCGGTCGGAGTGAACGTAGTACCACCAGGGCCAGGGCCGGACGGCAGCGGCGCAGGCTGGCCGTTGCTCGTCGGCATGTTCGACGGCTGCGGCACAGTCGGAAGCGGAGGCGGCTGGCCACCACCGGACGCGAATTCTTTCTTCGTGATGATGCCGGGTTGACCGTTCCGATAAACGGGCGTCGGCGAGTTAGCATCACCCGGCGCCATGGTCTTGTCGAACGACTTACCGATGATGCTAGGATTCGTGAGCGGGTTGGTGTCGACGTATTGCTGCGAGCCACCGTTATCAACAAGCGTCGCATTCGGCGTCATCGCCTTAAGCTGTTGCTCGCCAGAGAGCGCTGATTGAAAGTGCTGGGCGAGCACCGCACGAAGCTGCGCCGGGTTTTGCGGGAGACTTTGCAATTCCGCGTCTGCCACCTGTTGCGGGATTGCCCCTGCCTTCACCATCGTGCCAACAAATCCCTGAACGTCTGACGGAGAAAGGTCAGGCTTCGTAAGGAGTGAGCCTAACCCTGTGCGAACTGCCGACTGCGCCTTTTGCGCTTGCTCTAGCCGCGTTCCGTCAAGCGTCGCTTCCTGCTGCTTCTGCGTGTTGATGCTCTGCACCACTTCACCGAGCTTGAACCCGGCGTCGGGGTCTTGGCTGATAATCCCCATCAGCTTGTTATTGTCGACTTTGCCCGTCGTAGGATCGGTCGCCTGCTGGTATGCGCTAGAGATGGCGCGATTAGCAGCAAGCCCCTGTTGCGCCGCCAAGCCGTTCGCGTTATATGCGCGGAACTGCGCGATTTGCAACGCGGTCGCAAGCGGGTTCGTCGGCTGCGGTGCGTTTGCGTTGAGTGCGATCGAGGTATCAAGTGGCATTCGTTATTCCTTAGCTGCCTGCGGGAGTCCAACCTGGAACGCCGACCGATGCGGCTGATCCGGCACCGCCCCCTGCGTTGTTCGTCAGCAGGCCATACGTCATAGCGCCATTGGAAATGCTGCTCAGGCCGTTAGACAGCGCGTTCGCAGAGCCGATCTGGCCGGAGGCGCTTGCGTTAGCTGCGCTCGTGAGCGTGTTACCAATGCTGTTCGCCGTCTGCGCGCCGAGGCTGCCGAGTCCAGCGGCCGCGTTCTGCCCGCTTCCGACCACGCTTTGCAAGCGATTGACGTTGTTCGATGCCGTGTTGTAGTTCGTGTTGTACGTCTGCAAGGCACGGTTGTAGACGTCGTTGTAAGTCGAGTCGGCGAGGCCGGTCGCATAGGTAGCCGCGCCCTTTAGCGCCGCACCTGACGTACCAAGCCCGCGGGCCGCAGCGCTGTTTTGCGTCGCCTTCAGCCCTTGACCGAGCGTGAACTGATAGCCCGGCGTCGCCTGCGCGTCGGCCGCCGTTGGTGCGCTGAACTGCTGCGTCAGCGCGGGGTTCGATAGCGCATCCCGCAGCGGGTTGATGTAACTCGAACCCAAGTCCATGTAGGGCTGAAGGTTCTGCTGCGTCTGTTGCCACTGCTGCTGCTGAAGATCAGCGGCGTAGTTCGCGGCATCAGCCTGTTTGCTCGCGGCGCTTCTGGAAGCGCTCGAACTCATTGCGGCGCCTGCGGTGCCCGCGACAGCCGCGCCTACCCCTACTGCTGCTGCAACCATAGTTAATCCCCCAACCACTTGGAGTAGGTTGTTTCAACCGGCTCAAACTTCAGGAACCGGAACAATGCCGTCGCGTCGTGCGCATTCTTGCTGCCGACAAACCAGAGCTTCACGCCGCGGCGCTTAAGTTCTTTCTCGACGAACTTGAACAAGCGGGCGCCCGCCATGCCGGTTCGCTTGTCTTCGCGGACGAAGAAAATATCCGGCGAGCAGGTCAGGCACGATTGGTAATGAAGACCCGTCGCAATGAAGCACACGAAGTAGGCGACGATCTCGCCCGCCTCGCGCCCGATAACCATCATCAGCGATCCATCCGCCTCGCGCGCGCGATATACATCGGCTTTCGGATCGAGCGGGACGCCGCGCTCCTTGTGCAGCGAGATTTCGCCGTAGTGCTCATGCAGAAGCGGAAGCAGTTCGCCGTACACGTCCGAGAACTTCTCGACTGCGAATGTGATCATTCAGAACCTCAGATCTACGACAAGGTGAATGCGATCCTCTGCCGAGTTGTTGATAACTTCATGCTCGATCGCGTTTTGGAACCACCAGACTTCACCGGGACGCATCCATACTTGCTCGTCACCGCAGCGGAACACGTTGCCGGGTTCCGATTGGATGACGATGTGATAGCGATCCCAATATTCCGCATGCCAAGGCGAATCAGCGTGCGGGAAGATCCGGCCGCCCGGGACGATGCGATTCAACATGCAGCGCCCGAGCCGCGTCGCGCCCATCGAGGACATAAGCGCCATGATGTGTGCGCGCGCTTCAGGCAGTTCGTTGATCTCGTCGCGCCAGGGACATTCGTGCAGATCATGGCCGGCGAGTTTGTTCTGCTTGTAGAGATCAAGCTGCTCGTCGTTCTCGACGTTCACCTTGTCTTGAAAGCGCAGATAGATCGTGTCGGTTTCGCCGAACGGCCCTTGCGGAAACTTGCGCAGGAAGTCGTCGGCCTTCCACAGATCCGGCTTTCGATAGACTGCGTTCAACAGGGGTTGGACGTTCAGCCCTTCAGCGATCTTCAGGAAGTTTCTCAAGCGCTATCCTTTACGTATTCAATGCCGCTAATGCTGATCGTGCAGCCGTTACCGTCCGCGAAAATCTGCGTTCCCGATTCCAGCTTGTGATTGACCAGTTCCGGAAACTGACCCGTCGCACCCGCAACAATGGTCTTTGCGGCAATGCGCGTCGTTGCATCTGCCGCCCGGCCGCTCGGAACCTTGTAGACGTTCAGCGTCACGGCGCCACCAGTCGGGTTGTTGGCGCTTGCCGCCTGGATAGATGCTGAAGTCGATGCCGGCGCGGTATAGAGGCTCGACGCCGCACCAGTCAGCGTCGCACCCTTGACCATTTCTTTATAGGTCGTTGTCATTCGTTACCCTCTGGCATAAACCGTCTGAGTGCCGACCGGGATCGGCGATGTAAAAGTGATCGTCGTTCCGCTGACGGAATATTGGTCGCTTCCCTGGAATACGCCGTCGAAATGCACCGTTACCGCCGCGGGCGACAGATAGGCTTTGCTAAGCGTGAGCGCGGTTGTCGTGCCAGGCGTGAAGCCGCTTCCAGACGCGAACACGTCTTCGACAGTGGCAGCGATGCCGTCTAGCTTTGCCTTATCTGCGCTCGACATGAAGCCGGCCGCCGTGCTGCTCGCAAGCGCGTGCAGATCCGGCGCATCCTGCAATCCGTGCGTCGGAACGAACGAATCAGGCTCAGGCTCGCGCAGCGCTACAGCAAGAGCGGAAAGCGCCGCCTCAACATCAGCAATGCGGCGCGACAGTTCCGGTGCGTAGCTAGGCGCGACGGCCGATTCTGCCTGTTGCGCGAGCTGCGAAATCAGGCTCTTAAAATCGGCTGTGCTAGTGCCAGGAACTCCGCCCGTTCGGTTGAACAGCGCGAGCAATAGCTGAAACCAAACCATCGACACCCGGCCCGTCTTTGGGTCGGTCATCGGAACGCCAACGTCGGGGAAATTTGCTTGCGAGCTCATGTTCTAGCCCGCGATACGTCGACAAACGCACCGTTCAGCGCGGTCTTAACGGGAGCCGACCACGACAGTTCGAACACCCGATCGCGCGAGTACCCAAGGCGCTGCCATTGGACCGACGTTAGAAACTCGCCGACCTTGCCAAGCGATGCCGTCACGTAGTTTCCCCACGAACGGCCGCGATCATCAGACCAGCGCAGCCGTATTTCTGGCGCGTCTGTATCACCTGGCAATCCGTTGCCAACTTCCATGTCCGCGATGAACTGCCGGAACAGCACGCGATTCCCATCAGCGCCGCTGATGTGCGGGAAGCTGCGTATATGCTCGATCGTATCGCCGTTGTCTGTGTAGGCGTTGGGGTCGAGCATATAGACGTTGCCAGATTGCCAGTCGCCTACCAGATTTCGCCCGCCGTTGAACGAATAGCAGTTCATGCGATGACGACTGATTGACCCGTCCGCTTCAAGATATCCGCGCTGATGCCATTGGCCGGTTGCCGTGTCGAAACACCACGTCTTGTTGGCGGTCGGGAACGTCAGCACGTAGAACGCATGGCCGCCTTGCAGATACGCGAAGCCGATCGCGTCGTCTATCCGGCTGTACGTTAGAAACTCCTGCTCTAGCGCGTGAGTCGAAACGCGCTCTGCCGCGTAGTTCCTGCCGGCGAACACGCAGCCCTGCCCTTGCAGGTCTTTCGACAGCCAGAACAGCGCGAGATCGATCTTTGCGACCGAATGTTTCGCCGCGCATCCATGTTCGATGAACACACCAGGCATGCGCCCGAAGGTGAAGTCAGACGCGCCTGTGTTGTACCAGACTTCAGTTGTCAAGTCACCGAACAGCCATATCTCGCGATGCATCACGGCAAGCGTGACGAGGTTATCGGCATACGTTGATTTGCTGGCGATATCGAGCGAATCGAACGTAATATCGTTGAACTTCGAAATATAGAAGTGCTGCGTGCCGGGTTGATTGAATACGAAATAGCCGTCGACGTAATCGACCTTATCGGCTCCATAGAACGCCGTGTCGCTCACCGGAGACATGACGTTATCCGTCATGCTGATCGTGTAGCCGTTCGCGGTTCCGTCCACAACGAACACGCTTGTTCCGTTGTCAGCCATCGAGACGGGGCCAGCCTGTGACGAAATGATGCCGAGCAACTTATAGGCGTTCGCCGCGCTCACGAAATACACATTGGCGCCAACGACTTCATAGCGATTGCCGTTCGTCGCCGTATAGATGCAGCGCGACTCGCCAGCGGCGGGAGGCGTCGAAACGAGCGTGAGGCCGGGAGTCGGGTAGTACGTGAACGGCGCGTTGGCGTCTTGCGGGTTCTGCTCAGCGTACAAATTGACCGACCGCTGCGCGTCAGCGATGACGCTTTTCGCGGCGTATGCACCGCCAGTCAGAGGAATCCGCATCAGTAATTAGATCCGCTGTAGATGTTGTAACGCTGCTTCGAGCCGAGGCCACGAGGCATCGTCATGGACGGGATTTGGCTGTTCATCCGCTTCACAACACGCTTGGCGTTTAGCGCGAGGCCCACAAGCGAATGCTGCGGGTCAAGCTGATACGACGGCGCGAGATACAAGCCAAGGTTGTAGCGAATCGCCGCCATGTATTCAGGCGGCAGGTTGACGACTTGTGCCGGCGCCGTGAACTGCGGCAGCGCTTCCATCGTGACGATGTGAAGCTGAAACGTGCTGTCCGGGATCGGGTAATACGTCAGGTTTC